AACCTACTCTCAACCACCTTACGTATACGAAACGTAGATCCACGTGGCATGTTCTGAAAGTTTGGATTTCTTGACGATAGACGACCTGTAGCAGTAACGCACTGCATAAACTCTGGATGTATGTAATTAGACGAATCAACATTGTTCTCCATTCCCTCTACAAAAGTATTTAGATAAGTTCGTAAAGCCGAGTATCGTATGTACAGTGTGACAAATTCATGTGCCACACCTGACAAACTTGGTAACATACTTTCAAGTGTACCTTTATCTGTTTTAAATCCTGCTGCAGCAACGTCTGCTACACCTCTTGGTACAATCTTCAAACCTGCAACATCTTTACTCTCTGTATATGACACTCCTGCACCATCGCATTGTCTACATATACGAACTGCCTTGCCCTGTGTACCATCTTTACGATTAGGTGAGTATCTGCCTTTACCAAAACAATTAGAACATCTGTATCCTCTTGTCTTTCTTTTTATGACTGTGTTGTCTCTAACAGTTTTTGCAAACGCAGTCTTTGACATTCTAACACGTTGCTTTTCTTTACGAGTTGCACCACGTAGTTCCTGACCAATGTTAAATATTCTGCACCAATTAGTCTTGCTCTTCACATGACGAGAATAAAACAATACAGTTCTATCATCTGCACTGTTTAAATTAATGGGTGTATCTCCCATAACAGAGTGTACTATCTCATCAAGCCTTCTCTGTGTCTGCTCTAACTCCTGTTCGTATTCTTGTTTTATTTCTTCTAATGTATCTGGATTTATTTTTATGCCTGACTGTTCTATCCTAGCTAGAACATCTGTCATTTCAAGTGACAGTCGCAGTGTGGGCAAAAGTTGTCGGTTCATTATATAGTTCCTCAAATGTTGTGCCAAAGGCTTCTAGTTGTGCTAACGCAACTCGTTCCGTTGCTTCTACGTCAGCTATACCATACTCTTCAATTATATCCCAAGGTATGTCATAGAACGTTATACCTTTTTTCATGTAATCGTCAACTAAATCTTTTTTCTTTTCTGTGCCATATTTCTCAGCAACTGCTTTTAAACCTAGCGGCCAACGCCTAGCACTAGCCAAAATATACTCTGCAACCATAGTATCATATAGGTGATTATTAAAGACAAACCCACAATCACGCAACCAACTAATATCAAATTTAATATTATGCCCAATGAGAACATCCACGTTGTCCAACGCATCTTGCAGTATCTGAAAACCATTATGGTCAGGTTTTTTATCAGCGTGAGAAAAGCATAAGTAATTGGTAAAGCTATCCATGTACTTATAGCCAACGCTAACGAGTTTGTTACCGAAATAAGGTAAAGGGGTATATCCACCATTCTTCTTCTCCTTGTGTGTTGTCTCTACGTCTAATGTCATACATATCATTGTTCAATATCCCATCTGTAAAATATGTGATCTTCTATTCTTACTATATATGTTTTAGCACTTGCCCACTCAGGTGCAACATAATACGCATGATAGTGTGTCGCCCCCTCTACAAAATCTTCAAAGTTACTATGGTACACACCATTTGCCACCATGATCGCATTATCCCACGCATCTTTTTCTGTAGGTGTATCTGACAAACCATCACAATACCAACTAAATTGACAACGATTTCTTATGGGAAAGTCAGGTTTCCATGAGTACGTTGGACCTTGTTCTACCACCTCACATACAGTGTCAGGGTATCTCTCATCATACACTCTGTTCATTACCACCTGTGCAACGGCTACTTGTCCAATGAACGGTTGATTCTTTGCTTCGTGATACACGTTAAGTGCAAGACAAAGTATTGCTTCTGTTATAAACATTAGTAATATACTCCATGAGTTACATCGATGTTACAGTTTATCATGCCATGCCATCCATTGATCTTATTTTTAGATATGCACACATGCCTTACATTGTTTTCAACTTCACTTGATCCTGTCTTACCTATACCTATAATCATATCAGCTTCTCCTGCTTTTCCTGTTTTACTGTTGTCTAACATAGCATAGTCTATAAAGGGTCTGTCGTGTGCTTCATAACTTGCCTGTGAAACTGCCCACAGTAATAGATTGTTTCTCTTAGCTATCTCTCTAGCATTTATATATATTTCTTTCAAGCGTTCATCCCCACGACCAAAGTCACCACGCACTTTAAATTTATCCAACTGATCACAGAACATAACATCAGGCTTGTTCAGTTGTCCATACTCATTTACTTCTTCAATCGATGTGCCAACAGAATCCATAATAACAAGGTATGGTTGTATCTCCTCTTGGTATCGTGTTCGCAACACATCACGTTGTTGCTCAAGTTCACCTATGGTTTTATTGAAATGACTTTGAATTATCCGTAGTTTTATCTTGTGTGCAGGTTCTTCGTTTGCCCAATACACAACTTTCTTTTTCTGTTTTACATAACTAGATGCAAGAAAGGAACAAAAGGTAGTCTTACCTACCTCTGGTCTGGCAAATATAATACCCAAGTTGCCACGCCATAAACCATCAACATGCTCCTGCAGCAACTGCCAATCAAAAGGGAAATCTGGCTTTCCTGTTCCAGAGTCAAGCAACTCATCAAGATCACTGTCCACTTCTGTGTACGTAGTTTTATCTGACATCCTGCCATCTTCAACTGCGTCTACCATACGTTGCAACACACCAAAGTCTTCTGACTCTCCTGTAAATATGGCTATCGCTTTCTCGCCAATCTCTCTTGCTCTGTCACGCAACCAAAAGTTTTTGACTACATCCATCTGTAGTTCAAAGTTGTTCGCATCAGGTGGCAAAGATTTTATTACGCCAAGTATCTCTGTCTTTGATGATGATGGCATAGCAGGGTTTTTGTCTATGTGTAACGCATACAGTTCATCTTTAGAAATGTTCTTTTCATACGTGGTATGAGCGTGTACAATGGTATTGTATAGTTCTTTTAGCTGACCAGAGAACATACTGGCATCTAATATGTTTTTTACTTTATGAAAAAATTCATGGTCAAGGCAAAAACCTATGACCTTATGATCAATCGATATATTTTCTAATGGTTCGTTCACGTTCTTCATCCTTTAAGTTTTTTAAATCTTCAGTTAAGAAAGCTACGGTACAGTTCACAAACTGTGAAATCTTTCTAGATAGTTCAACTGCTTTGATGGTAGCATCTTTATCCAATGCTACCACCACTTTGTTGTATTTCTTTAACACATCTATATGTGATTGCAACAAGTTAGTGCCAAGTAAGGCTACGCTTGATACACAGTTATATAGACTAGTAGCAGAAGGGCAATCCTCCACGACAAAGATATTGCTATCATCATAATGAAGTACAAATCCTGAATTAGATTTTCCATATCTATACCACTTTGGCTTTCTGTTAGTTAATGATCTACCTACTGCATCTACCACATTCTTTCCGTCTTTGACAAGAAAGACCACACGATCTTGACGTATGTCGTACATAATATCAACTGCATTGGCTAAGTACGCACTGTATGAGTTAACACTTCTAACATAGTCAATGGCTTGTTGCCTACGTGTCAAAGGAACAAACGTATCTGGTAGTTCAAAAGGTACATCTGGTTTAGTTTGTAAAGTTGGCTTGGGTTGTTGCAAAACTGACTTCGCATTGTTGGTCGTTAGTCTCTTGCCAGTTCTACCTTTAGTGTCACAGTTGGCGTAGAAACAATTAAACATTCTTTCGTAACCAGTATCTCTAACACTAAAGGTATTCTTCTTCTGACAAACTGGACAATCCAAACGCAACGAACCTAATGGTTGCAATGTCAACTCTTCAACGTAAGATTGTAGCCACTTTTTAGTCATGGCAAATACATAACACACAAATTATTTTTACGTCAAGTAAATTTTTTTCTTGACAAAGGGTTGACAAACCGATTACACATTTAACTGTTCTTAGTATAGAGGGATACCCCATATGAAACCCTACAATATAATTAATCCGATAGCTAGAGCATTAGCTTTATCTAGAAGAAGAACACAAGTAATACCTAATAAGAAAAAGAAAGATAAATCTAGAAAAAATAAAACTTGGAAAAAAGAAGTTGACAATAGTTTTATGTATGATAAATATAACAAATAATTTTTAATTAAAAGAAAGGTAGGTCTATGACCCAATATTATAGCAAGACTAAAAAAGAATTAGTAAACATCAACGATATGCATCATCAACACGTATGGTATGCATTTAAAAAACTTTGCGACAGATTAGAACAATTAGCATTAACTCAAGCAATATGGGATGATGCATTTAATCCTGCCAAAGATATAAAAGTAAATGCTAACTCTAGAATGGTTCTTAAGTTAGAACAAGAAGTATCTAGATTAAGAAGAGAACTTAAAAGACTAACTAAAACTAATAAAGATATGTATCATTCATACTTTAATCCTAATTCATACAGTGAATACTTACATAATTTAAAAAATAAAGGACATCGATATGTATTTTCTAATATTCCTAATGATGATAATGGTAAATCGCTTGTAAAGACAATGAGGTTTTATTTAAATAAAGATACATATAATATGCGTGTGCGTGGTCAATACTTAGATAAGTCTAAATTAGAAAGAGGAGAAAGTTGGAAAACGTATGATGATGGTCAACCATTGAGTAAGTCTAAATGTATTCGTGTGTACTTGGATAAGAAAAAGGAGAGTGCATAATGACTAAAAAAGATATAAACAAACTAATTGAAGA